CACTAAGACCGCACGAATATAATGGTGGGTTACCGCCAAACGAATCAGAAAACCGATACTGGAAAAACTCTAACGCGGTGGCCAGTTTTTGTTGACCACTTCACACCGCACTGCACGTGATCGGTTTCAATAATTTCGAGTAACTGCTCTCTGGTTATGGTTGATTTGGTCATGGTTGACTCCAGTTATCCTCGATAGCCACACCTAAACGGTGCAGCCAGTCGGCAAGTTTGAGCATCGACTCGCGGTCGCTAAGGCCTTCCGGGAAGTCGCTCAGCGTAATAGTCGGATTGAAACGACCGAAGCTATCGCGCTCTATCGTCAAATGCTGCTCCAGAACGGTTTGCTGGGCTTTGCTGTTATGCCGCACCAAGTAAACGGACCTGGAGTCTTTGGCTTTAGGGTCGTAGCGATACTCAGTCAGTATCATCTGGCTTCTGCTGCGATCGGCTCCTCTCCACATCACTCAGCCTCCACCTTGATGCCCGCGGCATGAGCCGCCAGGCATTTATTGAACCCGTCGTTGTTATTAGCCAGCCCAAGATTCCAGCCAGCAGTTAAGCCAGCTCTGTAGGCGCTCTCCTGCAGGTTTTCTACAGTGACGGCGTGGGACTCGTCATCCAGCGGTGGCAGATCTGGAGTGTTCACGCCAAACAGCGCCGCCAGTGCGCGATAGTTCTGCTCGCTGTGATAGCGACCTTTGCAGCGGACCAGTTTCTCGGCTGCTGCGCGGATGGCCTCAAGCTCATCAATTTTCACGTCGCTTTCGCAAGCCTGCTCATGTATCCGGGACGCCACCCGATGCCAACGGCGCTCGGCTGCCTGCGCCTTCTCCAGCGCCTCTACCAGCGCATCAACGTAGCCAGCGGCACGAAGGGCAAACTCAGTGATTGATAGCTCAGCGTCAGTTTCTTTCCCGTAGCTTTCGCACTCCGACACAACGGCAAAATAGTCAGAATCAATTTCGTTATCTGCCAGATGGCGTAGCAGGTCGGCTGTCTGCTGCCCGTTTGCAATCAGCAATTCGTTCCGCTGCGCCAGTTCGGTGATATCAGTCATTGGCTTTTCCCTCGCTGCGGAACATCATGATTGTCAGGTCGCCTTTAGTGGCCAGGCGAACGGTAGAGCCAGGCTCCAGACTGTTAAGCTCAAAGGCGTCATAAAACTCATTCACTGCTTTCTGACGGCGAGATTCCTTACGGCGCTTGTCCCACTGCCTCAGAGCATTTTTGGTAATCCACTGGCCTGTTTTAACCATGATGTATGCCCATCCAAGAATGGCTAAACCGGTATTGAGATAAGTGGCGATGCTCATTTGTCGGCCCCCTCGTGCAGTTGCTCGAAAAACTCCTTACCGCAGTCGATAGCGCCAACAATTACGGCAACTTCATCGCCTACAAAATCACCCTCATCGACATGCTGCTGCAGGAGACCAATGAACTCCTCAACCCCATCAGCCTTAATCCCGGCTACGACGCGATCGGTGGCGGGGGTTTCGTCTGCAAACGTGTCGCAAATCATATGCAGGTAGCCTTCATTCGTTGGTCTGATACGCTTCATCACCCCAGCGATGAAATACTCCCGGCATTCGCTGATTATTTTTTTTGCCTCCACATTCTCCGCAGCCAGTTGAGCATTTTGGTCTGCCAGCATATTCCCGGTTTTTATGGCGGCATCCAGTGAAGCGCTGCAAATGCTGAACTCTTTCGCCAGCTTCAGGAACTTCTGGTCTCTGATCGACAACTCGCCTGCGTTCTCCAGGGAGGCGATGAGCTCGTTTACTGCCTGTAGTGTGATTGTCATTTGGCTGCTCCTTCGGCGAGCATGGCGATGATTTCTTCCGGGGTCTCTTTCACGTCAATGCGTTCTCCGGATGTCATTTTCAGGATTGTCAGACCAGCGAAATACATGCTGACGATATGACCTGCGGCAACAAATACAGGCTCGTAGACTGTTTCTGGTTCCCAACCGTATGCACCCTGGTGCTGTACCACGATTTTTTGTGTTAATTTCAGAAAAATCATTTTCTTACTCCCGCCAGGCACTGGTTAAACAGGTTGGTCATTGGGTTTACGCCGCCAGGACGCTGGCGATACTGAACAGACGGATCGCTTTCGGTTACGGCTGTAGTGTCAATCAGGGTGTAGCGGTAGCTCCTGCACTCACCTTCTCGCTTAACCTGTCCGTCACGGTGCATCTGCCACAGGGAGGAATTGACCACTGAAGAGTCAAGACCGGTACCGCGGCGGATATCCTGAAAGCTGCAGCCAGGATGCTGGCCGATGAAGTTAATAACGGCTTGTTTGCCAGAGTTCTTTTTCATCAGATAAGCCCTCTCTCTTTCCCGCGCAGGTATTCATCCCGCAGCCACTGAGCCGGAGTTAACGCACCGAGCGATGCCGCGCTTGGCATACATCCGAAGCTTTTGCCTTCAGGGTGAAAACCCTGCTGACGGCTGACATGGCTTGTCGGAATAGCTTCCTGGTTGTTCTCCAGAGCCAGTACCGGCGACGGTATTTGTTCTCCGGCGGCGACTTTCAGCGCCCAGTCTTCCAGCTTTTTAGCGGCATATTTCTCGGTTTCTGCCTCGCTGAGCTGGCGCTGGTACATTGCTCGCCGGGTATCGGTAACAACCCAGTACATGACAGGGTGAGACCACGGGAAGCGCTCAGCACCGCCGGTATGCAGCCCTTTTTCACGGCTGTAGCGGTGGAACTCGTTCATCACGTCGACAAGAGTCACTCCCAGCACGGTGCCGCTGTCCTTGCACCACTTGATGAACTGGCCCGGCGATGGCCAGAACGGCGATTCGCTGGCTCTCGCATGTCGCACTCCGGCGGATAACTGCTCGCGGGTGCGGATCCCGTTTTCGGCAAAAGCTGCAATCCACTGGCGCTTCGCTGTCTTCTCTTCGGCATCGGTGCGCAGATTGGTTTGCGTTGACGCCGGGAAGATCTGCTTCAGCTGACGGAACAGGGAGTCAACCAGCCTTTCAGCTTCGAAATCGAGAAGCCTCTGCGGCTCCGTGCTACCTGCGGCCATTCTGGCCAGCGCATCACCATCGCGATTGCTGATCGCGGTCATAAGCTGAGCGGTCATATGAAGTCCTTCCAGCCTTCAGGGCTGTTCCAGTGTGGGGAATCAGGTTCGCTTCTCTGGCGCCCGGAAAGCGGATTAACTCTCGCGTTCCTGAGCCATACCCGGAATGCCGAGTTCCAGTCGATCAGCTTTGTGCCGCGGGCCTGGTGATAATCACGAAAGTTCAGCAACTCGGTTTCAATGTTGATCCCTTTCTCCGAGGCAATCGCAATGTGATCTGCCGATGGCTTGAAAGCAGGAGGGAAAGGTATTTCCCCGCTGGGTGAAATCCCGATCCGTCGCTTTGCAGCCTCGCTGATAAACTGCCCTCGCGCAGAGAGAGAGTCTGGTTCAGTGACTGGTTCAAAAGAGTGACTGGTTCTGGTGCCATCTGGTGGCATAGGGGGTGTGCCATCAGATGGCATAGGGGGTGCTATTTCATGGCATACCCCTGTGCTTTTTGATGGCATAGGGGTAGCATCAAGGTTCAGATAATACACGTTGGATGTATTACCTTTCCCGTTGTTGACCCCAACGCGATTTTCACGCTTGAGCAGACCCATATCCTCAAGCGCATCAATATGGTTGCGAACAGCGGATTTGCTGCATTCGCACTGATCGGCAATGTGTTGATACGAAGGCCAGCATTCGCCCTTGTCGTTGGCGTTGTCGGCCAGCTTGATAAGAACGAGCTTACGCAGTGAGTTTCCCACTTTGACCCCCATTGCTTTCGCCATAAGTGACATGCTCACGTGCTACCTCCGGATTGTTTACTCTTACAGATTTACCAGGCATAATTACCTCGCAATTACCTCTTCGTTTTTGCACCTGAAAGCCGTTAGTGTTAGCGCACTGCGGCTTTCGCCTTTCTGTTCCCACTTATGCTTCAAAGTCACCTTTCTCTCCCGGTCTGTTAGAAATCAGGATGGCCAGCAGCAGCGACATGTTCGGCAGCAGGCTTTCCCGCCAGCGACTCACCGTCGACTTATTCACTCCGGCCACTTTGGCGATATTCGTGGTTCCCAGTTCAGCTATCTGGCTGTGTAACCAGCTTTCTATCCTGCGAGCCTCCACTTTGTTGCGTGTCGTTGAACTCTCCATTTGTGATACTTCCTCTGGTGTTGATTGAAAGGCCGCTGGTTAGGCGGCCGGAACGCCCTTCGGAGAAGGGAATAGCTTTGGAAGGTCTGGTCTAATTTGATGCGCCTGAACCTCCCCATTAGTTGCATTTACGATGCTGTTTACATGTTCAGGCGAAACCTTTGCCTTGTTGTGGAGCCACTTGTAAACCGCCTGCTGAGAAACATCGCAGGCTTCACCAAGCTTTTTCTGAGAGCCGACAATATTAATTGCGGTTTTAATGGTTGGGTTCATGACAACCTCCGTAGTAAATACAAACAAAGAATAAAACCTTAGTTGTATTTAGTCAACAACCATTTTCGTTTGCCGCTATAAAACCATGGTTGTAAATTGAGAAGATGAAAACGACACTTGCAGAACGATTAAGAGAAGCCAGAAAGGCTGCCAGCATGACCCAGAAGACTCTGGGAGATGCTGTTGGAGTTAGTCAGGCTGCGATCCAGAAGATTGAAACTGGAAGGGCTGCTCAGACCACAAAATTGCTCGATATAGCCAAGGCTTTAAGGGTGAGACCTGAGTGGCTTTCTTCGGGAACTGGCGCCATGAGAGCTGATGGTGACGATGATAAGAAGCCATCACACATAAATCATGATGTGTTCAGGGTCGACATTTTGGATCTGGCCGTCAGTGCCGGCCCGGGCATTGTGAATCAGGAGTTCGTGGAGATTCTCCACTCCGTTGAATATGCGCCAGCGGAAGCGCGCCACATGTTCGATGGGCGTAAGGCTGAGAACATCCGGATCATCAACGTCCGGGGTGACAGCATGTCCGGCACGATTGAGCCGGGTGATCTGCTGTTCGTCGACATCAGCGTTAAGAGCTTCGACGGCGACGGGATATACGCGTTCCTGTACGACGACACTGCTCACGTGAAGCGCCTGCAGAAGATGAAGGACAAGCTGCTGGTTATCTCAGATAACAAGAGCTATGCAGCCTGGGACCCGATCGAGAAAGACGAGATGAACAGGGTGTTCGTGTTCGGCAAGGTGATCGGCAGCATGCCGCAGACGTACAGGAAGCATGGGTAAAGCCTTAGCACGCAGAGGAAGCATGTCTGATCTGATTATCCCAATACTCATTACTTTACTGATTATCGGACTGGTTGGGATAGTGCTCAGGCTGGATAAAGTTTTCTTCAAGCGGAAGGATGAGCGGGATGACTTTGAGTGAGCCAGACCGGTAGTTCGATGTGTTTTTGGTAATGCCGCAGACGTACAGGAAGCATGGTTAGTCATGCCTGTGGACTGAAGTGGTCAACAAAAACTGGCCACCGCGTTAGAGTTTTTCCAGTATCGGTTTTCTGATTCGTTT